GCGCTGCCATTTCCATTTGGCTTGTTTAGAATTGTTATTTTGCTATTTAATTCAGCAAATTCTTTCTGTAGACTTGCCATGTTTTTCAGAATATTGAACATCGGCTCGACTGCTGTTATGTTCAACCCTGTAATCTTCACCCTATAGAGTGCCATCTCATGCAGCGTTGCTCCTGACCGGATATCTCCTGTTGTTACTTCTGGATCCACAGCAGCTCCTGCATTCGGTGTTCCTTTGATGACCGCATATTCTGTAGATTCTATCTCGGAACTCTCATTTTTTTTGTATCTCCTTACAATGATGTCGTTTCGGTTCATGCCTTGCGTACCGTTCGCGATCGTCACATCTGTATATCCGCTCGCCGGAATCACATCTCTGCGTCCCTGTATACAATACACTGCATCAAATATACGGATGCTGTTATTGGTAAGCACCTGCGCCTCAGATTCTCGCCCACCTTCCAACACATAATCATCAGGTCCGAATGTCGCCTGATGCGCAAGCCCTAACTGTGCTTCTGTAATGTGCGGGCCACCCGCATAACTATCCATCAATGTTGTTTGCACAAATTCTGCCATTACTCTTCTCCTTTCAACTTATACGAGATGCTCGTGCGACCTCTTCCCGTAACATCTACAATCTTCCGGATAACCGGCGCCGCCATGTAAATATTAGTGATACGCTCTCGGCCACCAACAATATCTCCAAGTTCAAGATCTGTATCATCTACAGATATTTTTAATTGCTTATAATTCTTCAACTCATCAAATTTATCCCTACCTTCCTCTTCCAATTCTGCCAAAGTATCAACAGTCGTATTCTCGTAATACCGTTCTATCAGGTCAATGCCTGTATAATACTGTTCTTTCCGGATACTTCCGTCTGGCCATGCGTAGAGATCTACCTGCTGGCGTTGCTCGACCTCACCCGCTCCAAGGCAGATAAGATGATTAACCCCATTTTGATAATCCAAGATATTTAGCTTTACAGATCCGTCCTCATTCAGTTCTATATTACTGGAGTGGTCTGTAATCGATACTGCTCGGAGCAGCACATACCCTCTTCCGTTTGCCGGTCCTTGTTTGTACCGAATTTCAAGTCTTGCGTCTTGCAATGCAAGTGCCTGGTCAAAAGCATCTAGTAGCATCGTCTGCAATGGGACTTGATAGTTATTAAGGATAATCCCGCTATCTTCTCTGGATACCTCGAACAATTCCGTCATCCCAAGTTTTGTAATATATGCAGATAATTCCGTATTTGCCTCACCATTCAGATAAACGTATGCATTCTTGGCTGGATTAATTGCTCGTTGATTCAACAAACCTCTCCACGTCATTCCGGTAAGCTTCACCGTCTTATCAGATGTAATCGGGTTCGTGTTCCTGATCAGGCCTCCATACTCTGTATCAGGGCAGAAAAACCGGCAGTTTTTTCCGTGCCTCTCCTTGTCATAGAGACTATTCTGGATTGTTATCTGGAAATCATTATCCGTTCCCAGAACCATATTTACTCCGCAATGTTCAAGGGACCCTTTTTCCTGTCCGTATACGTCCGTTAACGTGAAGTCCATCTTGGTGTCCCCCTCTCATTAAAGAGAATGATATCAAAACCAAATGCTCCATTCCAGGATACAATACTAAGTCCGGCCGGAATCTTCTCCCAGATAGAACTTTCATTATTCTTGCTATTGAACAAATTTTCTTCTGTTCCATCAGATTTTACCTTGATAATCTTCCTGTCCTTAGCATACCTAGTACTAGAATCAATGACCGCATATTCACCATCGTACAATGTTGTTCGCAGTTCATACACATGTCCGGAAATCCGAATCAATGGGTTAATGCATGGACCATAGATGATCATTTTGAACCCTGAAGCGGTATAGTTATTGTTATTAATGTACTGCAGGTTTCTGACCTTTGAAACCTCGTAAGGCACATCATAAGGAAATTCCAGCCATTCCAATGCTTCAGAACTTTCACTACCTTTCTTATGGAACCGGAACTCTTCCTCGGTAATCCAATACGGATAATCGCTCTTAAATGTCAACTCATTGCTAATACTATCAAGATCTTGTAGCCATCGGTCTTTTGTTGTTCCGACAAGCCAGCCTTTCATATAGCTGGATCCAACATAGAGTCGTCCTGGCGTTGTATTCAACACATCTTTTTCAGCTACATTTTCTAATTGATCAATAGCTTGCTCCAATGACACTCCAACTGCATGTATTTCTATATTTAGCTTTTTACTGGTGATTTTTCTTTCCCACCCTTGAATCCTGTCATCATCTTCAATTGCATCAAACTCTCCATCGAACAAGTCTCCACCAGTGACCATATACGGCCACTGGCAGAAGTCAATTCTTTCAGAGTTCTGTGCTCCAATGTAATAGATATTATACATAATCAATCAAATCCTTTATTAGTCTAGCAAACTCTCTATCGTCACACTTAAATCCAATTCCCGCTGCAATCATAGCGTCAACTGTGGCTCGTCCAAATTTTTCATAATCAAAATCTTTGCTCTGTCCCTGTACACTCACATTGACACTCGGCGCGCTTCGGTCAATCATTCCAATCATACCTTCTAAGCCACCGTAAGATCTAAGTACGTCCGCTTCTTCTTTCGTCAGTACCCACTCACCTTCGTCTAGGTACGCCGGATACAAATCGTAAGGCACGTAATCCATACCTATCTTCATTCGATGCATCTTTGGAAGGCTCCAGGAACCGCCTCCGATTCCTGGTACCCAGTCTGGGATAGTTACACTTCCAAGGCTACCAGCCAATCCGTTCCAGCCATCTACAATCGCGTTGATTGGAGCCTTAAAAATTGTAGCCAGTCCCGACACCGCATTGCTGAAAATCTGTTTTACGTTTTCCCATGCTCCACGCCAATTTCCCGTAAATACGTTCCTGATGAAGTCTATTAAGTTTCTCAGTATATTTGTAATGTTACCAATAATACTTGTTGTGTTAGACAACATTCCAGATAATACACTGGAAAACACGCTTCCAAGACTGTTTAAAATCGGAATCAGCAGACTGGAAATAATCTGTATTACTGGCGTAATTGCATTTACCAGCGGAGTCAATCCTTGGGATATCAGATTAACAATCGGCGTTAAAAGACTTGTAAATAAATCGAGAATCGGCTGAAGTACACCTATTAACGACTCGCAAATCGGCATCAATGCAGATACTAACTCAATTAGAGGCGGTAATAACGCGCTGATTATTTCCACCAACGGTGGAAGTAACATACTCAGCAGATTCGTAATAACCGGCAGGATTTCTCCAACCAATTGCGCTGCTAACGGCAAGATATCGTTAATCGCACTCAGTAACACTGGAAGAATCTCATTCACGAGATCCATAAGAGGTTCTCCGATATCTGCAAGAGAGTCCATTAGTACTGGAAGAACATCCTCGATAGCTGGCTGTAATGCTTCGATTACATCTGATACGGCATCAACAATCGGTGGAAGAGCATCTTCCAATAATGACAGCGTATCATCAATCAACTCCGCCAAAAGCGGAATTAACTGCTCACCTAATGGGACGATTAATACTTCGAGACTTCTTTTTAGTCCCTCAAATACGGAACCGATATCATCGTATTTGATGTCCTTGATCTGCTGCATCGCTCCTGCAGTATCATAAGCACCATCTTCAATGCTTGCTAATGCTGTAACGGCTTCAGGACCAAGATCCTCCCACATAGTACCGAACAGATCAACACCTGCGGTATTCTGTTCCAATGGGTCTTCCATAGACGCAAGCGCTGCAATGGTCTCCTGAAATGCCTGCTTTGCGGTATCGCCTCCGGCAGAGAATTTTGCTGCCATCTCATCAGCATTAAGACCAATGCGCTTAAATCCGTCAATTGTCGTATCAGAGCCATCAATGGCACGGATAGAGAACTCTTTGACTGCATCACCAACCTTGTCCAGGTTAAAAGCTCCGGATTCCGCGCCCTTTTGGAATACCTTGAACATATCATCAGCGTCCAGTCCAACTTTTGCGAACTGTACAGAATACTCTGAGATACTATCGAGAAGCTCTCCGGAATAATCAAGTCCATTCTGAGCACCTGCAGCAATGAGATTCATTGCCTCTTCGCCAGATGTACCAAAATTATCCATCATAGCCTTGGCTGCTCTGGTTGACTCCGGTATTTCGTATCCGAACGTATCACGCAATGCGAACGCTGATTCGGTTACGGTCTGCAGTGACGCATCATCAAGATCGCCGAGATTCTGAGTGATTGACGCCATTGCCTCCCCGATATCTTCGAAGGAGTCCCCGTAATTATTGGTGTAGATATCCTCCATGACCTTCTTGTACCGTTCCGTTTCCTCGGTACTTTTTCCGGTACTGGCAATGTATTGGTTCATTGCCTGGTCGATATCATTCGCGCTTTTCACAGCAGCAACACTGACGCCTGCAATTGCCGTCCCTGCCGCAAGCATACCCGCTCCAATAGCCTTGGCTGTTCCTGATGCTATAGATGATAGCTTGGATCCATGCGACTTGGCGGACTCCTCGCGGTTCTGATACGAATCATCATCGTCTTTTTCCTGTTTGTCATTTTCCTGCTCATTCTTCTTGGTAACGTCCTCTTTTACAGATTTTTTTACCTCAGCGCTTTCCTTTTCCGCATCTTCCGATTTCTTCGCTGTCTTCTTGGCTGATTTTTCAACCTTTTTCCCTGCCTCATTAAGATCTGACTCAAGTTGACTGTCATCAGCAACAATTTCATAAGTAACTTCTCCGCCACTGTTCTTGGACACCTGCCCCACCTGCCTTTATTCATTCGCCGGCACAGTGGCACAATGGCTGTTATAGTCTTATTTCAAATTCCTTCCTGCAGTTTGGATTTTTGCACTTAAAAAAGAGCCCTCTGCAACTGGCTCCTGTTTTGTAAAATATGTTCTGTTTATGCCCGCAATGCGGACACTCTATTTTTTTAATTTTCTTTCCGTCTGCTATCATCTCTTTGCCATTCCCTCCAATGTATGGAACAATAGATCTAATCCAGACTGTCCTCCTCCGCCTTGCACCGGAAGAGCATAATAAGATTTCATCTCATTGATTTCCTGTATCTCTTTTGAATTCTTGCCGTTGTATTCCGGAACCGGCATCTGCCTGATCCGCATAATCTGTTTGATTTTTGTATCCGCCGGCAATCCATTGAACAGATACAAGAACTTTTTCCAGGGTAATTTCCCCTGCTCGTCAATCAGATCAATCCTGTATGCCTGCATGAACGAAGCGTAGATATAATCTCCGTCCCGCTCAAAATCTAATACCGGAACTGGACTCCTCTTAATCTGTGGGCGCTTTTCCACTTCAATATATCTGCTTGTGATATCCTGCATGAGCTTCAACTGTTCTGCCGGGTTCAATAACCTGAGATTCCACCTGTTTCGAACCAACATGCTCAACGCCTGTTGAATCTTTTCGTAATCCGTCAGCGATTCCTCTTTGTACAGCCTCTGTACCTCAAGGATAATATCAAAAGCCGGGTTGATGTCAAATCTCCCTTTGTCTGTGCAAATACGATAGGACGGAAGCTCTGTCAAGACTCCCATTACCAGAATCTCCGTCTCTTTTTCGCGCGATTATACTGACTCACCAATGCTTTCTTATTCTCCGCCTTGATTTCAGTAAGCCTTGGAATAACAACTCCGGTGATAAATGGGATGACTTCCTTTGCCATCTCGATATAATGGTCTTTGTAGAACTGCTGAATGGTCTCTGTCCCATCTGCTCCAAATACGGCTTCAAACATGTCTATTTCTGCTCTTCCAAGCATCTCGACCGCATCACTTAACTGTTCGTTGCTGGCTTCTTTTCTTTTGATTTCCTGCACATCCGAAAGCGCTCTGACCAGTGCCGTGTATTTCCGATTGATCTTTGCGACCATATCATCTGCATCCAAGGATACTTTCAATGTATGCTGCACAACGCCATTTTCATCTACCAGTTCGAAGTCTTCCTCAAATCTTTTGTTTCGTTTTGCCTGATATGCCATGATCTTTACCTCCTAAAAAGGGAGAGCCGTGCCCTCCCTACGCTGTTGTACCGATTGACGGACGTCCATTACCATGAATGGTCACAGTCAGTGAATTGATATTATTCGCATCCCCATAAGCCGGCGTAATGTTCGCCAGTGTAATCGGCCAAATAATTATCTTTTTGCCTTTCTGCAGCTTCATATGTGTCTTTCTCTTCTCGCCAAGTCCGTACATCACATCATCACTCAAAATATAATCACACGCATCATCACCCGGCTTCACTGAGCCTGTCAGTGTTAATGTAAGCTGTGCACCTGTAACCTCACTGGATCCCCAGCCTTTGTCGGCGTAATAAGTAAGCTGTTGAATGACCTCATTTAAGCTCTGCGCCATATTTGTTGTCAAATTCGCAAGCGACGCCCAAGTAGGCTGTCCTTCTGCCGGAGACGTGTTGATGAATGCCTCTGTCTCATAGTTGATTTCCGGAGTAATCGGATTACTTGGGACATTTGGCTCCGCGAATATCTGTAAATCCATGTTCTTCATAATATCACCCTTTCTTAACAATATATCTTACAGTTCAAGATGCAGGAATAATGATACACCCCATCCTCATCTCGCCCTATCTTACTTGGTTCCTTTGCTACTGTTGTGTCCAGCCACGAAAATGTCTTTCCTTGTGGATACTTCTTTAATCCCTGCAGGTATCCGGCAATCTCACACAGTTGTTCCAAGCAACGTTTCTGATCTGCATGCCGGCACAGGAATAATACCGGGATCATCTTGACTTCCTGCTTGTTGTAACTGACAGACTCCGTGAATCCTTCACCAAGTTCAGCATATATGCCTCCATCTTTCGGAAGCTCTTCCAGGGAAATCTCCGTGCCGAGACTGCAGTTCTTCTCTGCGGTGTCTGCAATTAGTTCTAATAATTCTGTCAGCATCACTTAAGCCTCCTTTTTAGCGCCGCTTGATACACTTGCTTCCACTGTTCGCCGTATACCTCTCTTGCATATTTCGCCCATTCCGCATGCGCAAGGGCAGATGTAAATGTAATGTCACCATAGTAATCAGCAGGGCTTCTCGTGTCCGGGCTACCATGCATAATCTTTCCATTCCATAGATACTGTGAATACGGTTCTTCCCACTTCATAACAAATTTACCGTTTTTAGCCTTTTTATCGCTATTGGTTAATCCGCTATCTTCAAGCGTTCCCACATCACGCGGTACATGTTTAGATGCATCTTGTAACGCCTGTAATCCCATATCAGTCAGTGCCTCGTTACTTGCTGCCTTTATCAATGCGGCTGCTTGGGGTGTTCGCAATGTAACCCGTGTCTTAATCTTTGCCATATCTCACCATTCCTATCTCATAGTGATGCAGTTTGGAATTATCATACAGAGGCTCTACCGTTTTTATCTGGTGCTTCTGACCGTTGAAATCAACTACTTGATCAACTTCAAAAGAAACCTCAGAAGGTCTGCTGTTGCGACAGTCATAGAAAAGCGTAGCAGCCAACTGTACCTCTGCATTATTCTTATCCCGGATAATCTGTTTGGATGGCTCTATCCGGATGTTAGACAGTTCCTGTCCTCCATTCAGTTCGCCTTTCCCCCACTTATCCACATTGACTCGCTGATACAGGGTAGCTGTATGAATCAATAATCTTTTCGGAATCGGTCTCATCAACAGCTCCCTCCTCGATAGGTCAGACCAGTCGGCCACAAGATTCTTTCCGCCCTCGGCGAAAATATGGACTGTTCCGTGGATCCGTTGCCAGAAGATGTTCCAGAGTATGAAAACTTGCCAAGTGTTGCTCCTGACATTCCATTTCCCATATCCATCTCTGCCCCGCCGTTCGCGTCCAGATATTCAATCTGTGCGCACACCGCATTCTTCACAAGCTTCTGCGTCGTTTCCGGCATCATAGGGAAACCCTCTTCTGTAAGCCTGTATAACGTCAGCTCCTCAACAATCTCTCCGGCTCGTTGACACAATACAGAGAAACCGGCAGATTCTACCGGCTCCCCTTTGAATACATCATTGTAATATGTTTCATCCACATACATTCAGATCAGCTCCTTACGCCTCTGTACGCTTCACATATACGGTCTGTGGTTTTGAGATCTTCATACCGTATATCTTACGACCCTGTACTGCAGAAGCTCCGATATATTTTCCAGATCCACCAAGATCCTGAATATGGACATCCACACCCCACTCCTGCACACGATGGCACCAATTCGGGTGGCCGCAAATAAATTCAGTTGTAGTCTTCTTAGATGCAACGGTTTTGGTATCATCAACCATTGTGTTTCCAGACTCATACAGTGCGAATCCAGCAATTGCTCCTGTTGCACCTGCCTCTTTCATTCTCTGAGAAAGATCTCCCTGACGAATAAAGTGATCATCCATCATCAGCACCGCCATGAACTCTGGAGAGCAAATCATCCATCGTCCATCTGTCGGAACACCAATTCGTGTCAGATAGGTCTTGGCATCAAGCACATGTTTGTATGCATTTGCATCTGTAGCAGCTGTTTTTGTTGCACACACTTTAATACCTTCCGTTGTCTCCAACATATTGATAGATTTCTTATCCATCTCCAATGCAAGTGCGTATCCAGCTGAATCCAAGCGATCTGCAACCAGATTATCCGGAACTGCTGCGGCATCATATCCGTCAATCAGCTCATTGACTGCTTTGTCCTGGTCGATGTCCAGATCAATATATCCGGTCGAACCTTTGTCCAGGTCAACTCCCGTAGCTTTGTCATAATCCTTGACCGCTACTTCCGTGTCTCTTACCGGAATCTTAACCTTTCCGGCTTTTGGATTTCCTTCGTAGTTAGTATTAAAAATATAGTTATCTCTTGTAACAAGAGTCTGTCTGAGCTTTTTATCCACCAGAGAAGACCAGCGCTCCTGGTGTGCGTGTGCAAAAAGCTGTAAATACATCATAAATTTCATACTATTATCACTCCTTAATCATCTTTTAATCCTGGGTTCTTTGAATAGAACGCCGCCTCAACACCAGACATTTTCTTTCTGCGGCCATTCTGTCTCTGTCCCCAGGACTTGCTTCTTGATTCTTCTTCATCATCCTCCTCGTCTTTATCCTTGGAAGATTCTTTGAACTGTGGGTATTTCTTCAATACCTCGTCGATAGCGTCCTCGATATCCATGTCCTCATCTTTAGCCATGTGCACTCTGGCCAGTGCAAGAACATCATCCACACAAGCCTTATCCACGTCATGCTCCAGGCATGTCCATTTCATCTCCATCTCATCTGCCTTGGCAGCCTTATCACGGAGCTCCTGTGTTTCAGTATCATCATCTTCTTTCTCGCTACTCTCTCCGGTCTTGACCTTACCGTTCGGTTTCTTTCCAGCCTTTTTCTGCTGTTCTCTCTGCCATTTTCTTTTTTCTCTGGCAAGACGTTTCTTGACGGCATCATCTACATCCTTCTGGGAGAATTTCTTTTCATTCTCTTCCGGCTCATCATCGTCATCGCTGTCGTCATCATCGTCTCCTGGCTCATCATCATCATCTCCGCCTTCATCTCCCGGATCATCGTCTCCTCCGTCTCCGGCAAAAACCTGCAGATTCATTGTCCAGTATCTTTTCTTCATGTTCATGTTCTTCATGATATATCCTCCATTTCTCCGCTTAACGCCCGTCGGCAGCCGTAGCTTGTACGTATTCAGTACCATAAGTTCTCTGTATGTCACTTACGGCAATAAAAAAAGAATCTACCAGAAGGCACCCCTTTTCTGATAAATCCTTATATTCTATATCAATATGCCCGTCAGCAATGTGGTAAGAGATCTCGTCATCTGTAAGCGCTTTGAGCGAATGTACAAGTCCCTGTGTTAATGCTGATACGGCAGCACAAATGATATCATTTCCAGTTTTTGCATATCCTGCATGGCCATCCACTGTAAGACCGGTTCTGGTAATATTTATTGCAATCAATAGCATCACCTCCTAAAAATGTGTATAAAAATACCACCAACCATTTCTGATCAGTGGCGTTAATCTTCCCTATGATTCGGACATTTTAAACAGATTTCCTTATAACCAGTGACTTTTCGCACCGCTTCCGGAATTGTCCAATCAGGTGCCAGTCCTTCAACATTCATATGGATATCAAAGCATATCCCATCTTCAATTTCAGTCCCCAATAACGGACATTTAATCTTTTTTGATGCCATATTTTTCTGCCACCTCCCTGATTTTTAGTGTTTGTTCATCGAATTGTTCTTTCTTAAATGCTGTTCGAATATTATTATTTTCTGTATCAACGTATACGGCTCCATTAGGTCCGTAATAGTTTACAAATCTTCCATTCCAGCGAGTAAGAGAAATATCCGCTTCTTTTATAAATCTTTCTGCCTCTTCTCTGGAAACACTATGTTTTCTTTCTGCATTTATATGTCCAGCATCAAACGAGAACTCCGAAACATCTATCTTATCCGGATTAATTCTTGGAACACCTCTTATTTTTGCTTCTGTTAGTTCTTCTTTTATTTTATCATTTCTTATCTTTAAAGCAACTTCTTTTTGTACTTTCTTATTCTTCGCCACAGCTTCTGCAGATAATCTCTTATCAAACCCTACAATCTGTTCCCTGTCAGTCCTGCGGTGTAATCCGGGAGTATCTTTCACATAATGCTTTAGCTTATTCTCTGTCCGTTTAAGCTTTACAGAAGCTTCCTCGAACCCCTCCTGATCTCCTGCCGCGTCCAGCATCATACATTCCCGTTTCTGCTTTCGCACTTCCCTCTCAAGAGCTCTCTGCACCTGTGTCTGCTTATACAGCTTATCATTAGCATCCATATCCTCTGTCGGAAAATGCCTCTGTATATTCACGCCTGGAATGAATGGCCACTTATGATGCCCGCAATTGATTCCGAGAATCCCGTCCGGTTCACCATAGCTGGAAGATTTCCAAGGGTAATACTGAATCTTCTTTCCATGCAGGTCTTCTGTGTACCCGTTCCCATTGTTCAAATCAAATATCTTGCCTTGGTCCTTTGCGCATTTGGGGCGTGCACCGGAATGACTGTCGATCTGTATCAAGTGACACCCGGCATCTCGTATCCTGGCGTCCTGAACTTCCTCGGCTGTACTTCTGGCCGTATTCCTCATAGCCATGTTCACATAGGCTTCTGGTGTCCACTCTCGCCCTCGTTTATCCACGAATGCCGGAATTCCTTTATCATTCAACTGTCTGATGCACCGTCTAACCGCCTGCTGTCTTGACTCAACACCACTCACCACTCCTCCAGCGCCACTGTTCAGAATGTTCCATGCCTCCTGCGCTATATTGCTGACGAGACCTTTGTATTTCTCAGATGCCTTGTACAACATGACTGTGTTGCACATATTCAGCGTATCTTTCGCCTGTTTTCGGAAGCTATGCACTACACGCTTCACGTTCTTGCTCTTATCAGCCTGTACAGCTTCCTCAGCGAACCCCCGCCTTGCCATGTATCGGAGTCCTGGTTCCATATTGTCGATAGCATCCTGTGCTGCTTCATTCAGCATTCTTTCAGTTGCAGTCTGACTTAATCCAGACATCTTGGCAATCAGCCGAATATTTTCCTGATTAAGCTTTCCAATCTCAGCCAGTTTCTGCATCAGCCACCTGTCAGTATCAATGGGTTGTTCCCACCCCTGTAGATGTCTGGCGATATTCTGTAATATTTGAGCCTCTAGATCAATATAGATGCCGTCCACAGGTTCTGCAAGCTGTTGGTTCTCCAGTATATTCACAAATTACCACCTACTCCTTATCGCCTGGATCAGGCGCTTTGCCACTCTTAGAATCATCGGGGTCTTGATTCTCCTCACCCTCTTTCTCTTCGGGTGAATCGTCCTCCTCGTCCAGTTCATCATCCTCTCCTCCTGTCCAGTCAATATCCTGTCCGGTTATTTGATTGTCTTGCCTGATTCGTTCTAATTCTTCCTGGGCTTCCTGTTCAGAGCACTTGTTAATCTCCATGATTGCAGTAAGCTTAGAACGAAGTCCTGCATTCACAAGCTTAACATTCTTATCAATGAGTGAGTTGCTATCCTCAATTATAGAATCGTCAAAATCCACTGTCGCATCAATAGCTCCGCCAGTATCAAGAAACGATACCGCACGGACCATATTGATAATTACATCAGCTATCACAATGCAGTGCTTCTGTCGATTCTGATAGAGATCCGACTTGTCTGAGATAACCTCTGTCGCGGTCTTGACTCCTCCAGAGTCATACTTGTACCTGCCAGCACCCATGCCTACCTTGAGGCTCAGCAGATCTAATGATTTCTGAATACCAAGCTCATGCTCCTGTGCCCGGATTGACATATCGACTTCGGTCAGTTGATTATTGCCATTCTTATCTTCTGGAAGTAAATAGTACACCGTATCGTCTGGGTCGAATGTCGGAGAAGATATTCCATCCGCCTCCATCTGCCTTCTCGCCATGCTGATTGGCACCATGATTCGTTTTCGACCTAAGACGAACTCGTTCATGTAGCTGTCGTAGATAAGGTCACAGCCTTTCACCTCGTCAATTCCGTTCGCATATACGGATACTCCGAGCGGGCTGTCCAAATCTATGTTATTACAGATATTCGGCGTTATAATCTGGAATAACGGCTCTGCGCTATTTGTAAATACCAGCTCTTCAATATCCTCCGGGGCTTCAATCTTTTTCCCGCTTTTTGCATCAATATAGACATTTTCAATGTAATACTGATCTTTTTTTTCTCCGTCATCAACCTTCCCGAATCGATGCATCTGTAAATAGATGACTTCTTTCCCATTCAACATCTTCGCTGTTCCAAACGCACACTCTGTAATATCCCCATTATCCCAAGACAGCGGGTATATCATATCGGCACGAATATAATCAATAATCACCTGACCATCTGCATTTAGATACTCCACGAAAGCTCCTGTACCTAGAGCAAAAGCTTTTTCTATAAGCCGATTCCCTTGTACGCGAAAATTATTGTAGTTTAAAATTTCTGCCAGACGCTTACTGTATTTTCCTGCTTTAATAGCCACCTTCTCATTGAGCAATAAGTTCGCCCAGTCCTCACAGACTGTTTTAGCCATTCCCAACTTGTAACGCTCCTGGTTCGTCATTACGGCTCCATTGTATAGCTTATAGTGGTGGAACTTCTCAACGTCGTTCTGATACCACTCCAGCCATTCATCAATATGGTCATATGTTTCATCTGGTACTGCTGGATATCCTCTCTGTACCAGATACTCTTTCACTCTCTTATATGTGCTATCTCTCACGTTTTCCACCTCCTATGCTGCAATATACATGATTTCGTCCTGTATACTCTCAGTGCTGTATTCCGTGCTGTCCAAACTGTCAACATTCATCTCACCATCATCCAGCCGCACGTCCATGTTCTTTTTCTTCTCGTCATATACTGCCTCTTCAAATGCGGCAATGACATGTGTGCAATGCTTCATAATCTTCCATCTGTGCTGTGCTATCAGGCTGTTGTAGAATGCTATTCGGTCATTAATCGGACCCTTGATTGCATTCTTAATATCAATCACTACATGCTCCTGAATACAGGCTGTCTCAAGCCCAGATATAAGTGTCTGCTCTGCACTGTCACAATATGCTTCATACACCTTGTACTTCGATTGCGCCCTCCGGACAAAATCAATGAAATCGTCCTGGAGCTGTTTTGGATTGATACGCTTCTTGCAGTAATACTCATCCAATACGACCACCTGCTTGAACCCTTTTGTAAATCCCGTCAGTGTAAAGGAGTGAGCCGACTTCGTGCCTCCGAAATCGACTCCAATCACTGCATACGCAATCTGATTATCCTCAAGCCACTTCCGGTCAACGAGATAATCTTTCGTGTGATCCGCAAACTGTTGATATATAAGCCCGTCCGCTGCAACCCATTTTCCAAGAATAAAACGCTTGTAGAATACACTGCCATGCGGCCATGCTCTGCGGTATCTCTCCAGTACCTTTGGTGATAGGGTAAGGTTATCTGTCATCATGAAGTGCAGATGATATACTTTCTTCTTTTTTGCCTGGAGAATATACTCTTCCCGGATATAATGGTGTGGTCCTGCCGGATTGCAGTTCATCCAGGTCTTAGCACCTTCCACGGAACAACGTCCGATTGCCTGATCTACAAAACTCTTCGGGAATAACGCTGCTTCATCAAGGTAAGCTCCTGCTGCAGTAAGTCCCTGCAGAGCATCTTGTGCTGCTTCTGTATTGGCTCCGTACAAGTAGTAGGTATTCGTGCCAATCTCAATCCTTGCATCCGTTCCGGAGCGCACGTAATTGTATGGCCAGCCCCATGCTTCAAGAATCTGTAGCATAGGTCGAATTACATTCTTTTTGAGCGCTCCCATTGTCTTTCCAGCCAGAATAAAAGACTGACCTGCGAACATCTCCTGCGACCAAGTGAGGAAGCCAATAATGCAGGCTATAGTCTTTCCTGATCGGATGGCTCCGTCCGCCACCACAAAATCGCATTGCGAGCTGACCAGTGGAGGTCTCCACCAGTGCATAAGTTTCTGCTGCTGAGTAGAAAATGGGGAAAACTTAAACTTCGCTGGCTTCTTCTGTACCTTCGGCATCTTCCTCTTCCTCCACTTCATCAGCAAACAGATTATCTAAATCTTCCTGCGTCGGTCTCATAGCTTTCAGAAAATCACGGATATTCTCGTCCTGATTGTCCGTATCACCAATTTCCTGATCTCTGGCTCTCTTGGCTCTATCTGTTCGAATCTTCTGTTCTTCTAAATCAGCTTCAGACCTTTCCGTCTGTCCGACGGTCTTCATGATTGCCTGATATGCTTTCACGTCTCCCAGTGACGCCTTCTGAATCATAGCCATTGCTATGACTTCCTCGTAAGTGCTCTCGCCACCATCTGACCGTAATATATCTGATAGTCCATCAACTTCCACCTGCATAGTTAATAGTCTGTTCATTGTATCCCTGAGAGCTGCTTTCCTGCGCCTGGTCTCACCACTTCTTTTTCCACCCCTTGAACGCATTTCTCTTTCTTCGCTCTCACTTCGATTGCCTTTCCCATATGGGATTAAGTTTTGTTCATTCGCCACTTCACCACCTTCAATTCTGGTTTATTTTTGCATTATAAAAGCACCCCGGAGGGTGCCTAATTCAATTAGTTTTATTTATTATCTATAATTTTTGAAATATCTTTTCCTGTTTTTCTTTCTTGTTCTATTAACATTGCTAAGATTTTCCCTTGTAACTCCTCATCTGTAGTTTCGTCTGTAATTTCAATAATATCCCCATTATTATCATCAAGCACAACTTCTTTCTCGTACCCAATACATTTTTTCAAAAACTCTAAAATTATTTTTAAAAGTTCTTTGAGAGTAAGAATATCTCCTATAATTTGAAGTCCATGGTCCATATTTTTTAGTACAACTTGTATTAAATCTGGATAGACTGCCGCCGGCATACATTCAAATTTTACTACAGCTTCACAATTCCCTTTAACATACATGTTTCTTGTAAAATCCATAATATCTTTTGAATCTATTTGGACATCTTTACCGCTATAATTATTAGTATTAATACAAATCTCTATATTCATTTTTCTACCTCCTCTATACATACAAAAACCTACCCTCATAATATCTTAAAATACGACATTGTGCAACAAAAGAACGACCTGTTGCCAAGCCGTTCCTTCTGGGTTTTATGTATTTTGAGGAAGTGAACTCAACGTGGAAAACTGTCTTTTCACTAAGTTCAGTTTATACTCTAGCACTTTTTAAGCGAACATTGCCGAACATTTATTCTAATTTTTCTAAAAATCTGTTATGTCGCATCCGACAATTATCCTCTGTGTACTTAATCCTCCTCTTCGGGAATTTCTGGTTCATCTTCAATGCTACTTGATACCAGGTCAGGTCATCGATGTAATACAGCCGAAATATAATCCTCAGCTCGCTCTTCGGTATCGTCTCTATGTACTCCTCTGCCTGGTTCGTAAGCTCCAACAGCTCCGCTTCCAAAGCCGTCAGCCTGTCATTTCGTTTCTTCAACAACTTCTGCTTTAGTGCAATAGCTGCTGTCGGTCTGCCCGTGATCTTGACTGTTCCGAGTGGCTTCTTTCCTCGCTTACCTCTAGTCACAGAGTCCGTGACAATCATGTTCTCCAGCTTTGCTAGTTCTCTCTCGTTCTCATGAATCCGTCTCCTCAGATCTTTTATTTCTTCCTTCATCTCCACGTACTGGATCAGAACATTCTTGTCCACGTCCTATCTCCTCCCCTGTATCAATATCGTTCCTTTTCGCCTTCTGCCTTGCCAGATATCCCAATATGCTGTAGCATGCCGGTGTCCGGAAGCGTCTGCTCGCTTCTTCCGTTGGTGGCTTTTCTGCCATCTGGTCACGACCTGATATAGCATCGAGGCGCTGGTCTTTACTGTCGCTCATCGTTCTCGCCTCCTTCGTCGTTTTGTAATTCCACCTTATATGTTTTTCAATTCCTGTTCTTTTTCATCTACCCAATCTTCAATTACTTCCACAATTCGCTTTTGTAAATCTTTGGGAATCTCAATTTCTTTATCTCTTGCAAAATAAATATCTTTATACAAAAAGAACTGTTTCGCTTTTGTAATGATTCTAAATCTATATTTACTTACGCTTTTGTCCTTATACCTGTCACCACACCAGTTCAAGAACCACTTCACTGGTCGCAACTCTTCCTGGATTTTATCGTATTTTTTATATTGCTCTTTCGTCATCTACTTTTCCTCCCTGTATGGTTCTGGCAATGGCATCCATGCATTCACAATCAATCCATAATGCGCATAGGTTTCTTCATCGTCTCCCGGATAGAACTTATCGTTCTCTCCGTCATTTTCATATCGTCCAATATCCAGACCAGTATAGTTTGCGAATGACAGCAAGATATATTCCTCTTCTTCCGGCAATCTCTCACTACATGGAACCCACCGACCGAAGCTATCTTTCTCCTCAGCATCTTCATATCTTGCCAGCTTCTCCATAGCTTCTGACAGCTTATTCTTGTCCTTGATCACTGCTTTTCCAGCATGATATTCTGTATATCGCATTTATTCGACCTCTTCTTCCTCCGGGAATTGAAAAATTTCTGATTGTGGCTCAAAAAATATACTATCGTAATATTCTCTGCACATCTTCATAGCTTTAATTGCTTTTTCTTCGGTGGAATATTCAGCTAAAATATAAACTCTATCTCCTTTGCCGAGGTCATTCCCCAGAAATGTTCCAACGATTGTTGCCATATTTTTCGAATATGGTGAAATTGCAATCAATTCATAAGGCGCATCCAATAATCCGTTCTGACTAATGATTCTCATATTCTTCCTCCTTTACATAATCCGGGCAATCCTCTGCAAATTCATACTCGTACGAAGAATCGCACTGCATCGGGCAACCCACGTAATCCGGGCATTCCAAGCAACACATATGATTGTTTTCGTTTATCGCACATTTTCCTCTGCATCCCATTTACTGTTCCTCCTTCCATTTCTTCTCACTGAATTCATCCGGTTCCATATATGTGTTTCCGTCACATTCGACAACTCCACGTCCGTATCTATAAGCACATGACCTACAGAGCGGTCGAAATTTAAAAAGTCCTTTATTTTTTCCTTTGGTGATACGGAATGTTGCTGTGTATGGCATAATCTTGATTCCTGGAACATGAGATTTCATATCCTGTCCACAACACCAGCATTTCTCGTTCATTCCTGTCAGTTCATAGAAGTCTTTTGTATAGTCATGCATAAGTCCGCCATACCGAAAAGGCTTATCTGTCAGTGTATTCTTTCCTTTCATGTGATTTCTCCTTTTCTTCATCAGTTCCAGGATGCTTCCGGTTCATCTTCAACCTCGACATCATCATCGTGCATCTCCATAATATCTGTGATATCGCAGAACGCCCTGTCTAACCTCATCATGAAAATGTCAAATTCATCCACGCGTCTTAACGAATTGATATCAAGTTCACTTTTGAATCTTGTAATGCTGAATCTATTACTTTTCGATTCATACATATGGATTTCTTTTGTCAATTTCTCGTCCTCTTCACATTTGAAAACCAAATCACAAAATCTTCCTCCGAATATGAGATTGCCTATATCCACGGTTACTTCTGCTGTCACATTCTGATATGTCGGTCTATCATCTGTACAAATTTCAAGTTCGGACGTATCAACATTCTTGCTGACATATTCCTTGTATTTCTCGAATACATCTTTCAAGCTGATTACATCTTTGTCCGGCTCTGTCATAAGGCTTTTGAAGTTTCCTAGGATTTCCTTGTTGTCAACTAAATTTGTGCTGTTGATAATTTCTGCGAGAACTGCATCGAGTTTTACCACATAATCATCCAAACTTACTCTTTCGATTGCCGGTGTCATTACTTCTTTTACTTTCTCGTCAATAACCTTTCTCGCTTCACCTTTCCATGTGAACTGATCTTCAATACTGCTTTTCAATGCTTTGGTTACGGCATCGGATACAAGCTCTTCAACTGTTCCGTCATTCAATTTATCTGCTACTGCTTTTGCTATTCTTTCTTCAAATGTACTCATAATTCCCTCTCTTTCTCGACAACCGACTACCGAGTGATAATCGGCTGTCTGATGATTTATTTCTTACTTTCCTAAAAAGCTTTATGGTTTTTCTTCTTTCTCCCAATACTCTACGATATATTCTTTCTTGCCCTTAGCGTTCCCTGGGATCTCACGATACCCAATCCTGGCGGAATATCCTGCTTTAATTAACAGCCTGGCAATCGTAAGCCGATCTTCTTCATTCAGACCAGCCGTACCACCTCGAATACTACGAATTACTGCCATATTCTCCTCCTTCAATAAAATCAAACAACGTTGGTGTTTCTCTCTCATTTTCTGCTTCCTGCAAGTATCCCACTCCATCTCGGAAATAATCTGGGCTTAATTCTATTCCATATCCTTTCCGGTTCATTTTTACTGCTGTCATTGGTACTGTCATAAGCCCTCCGAATGGATCTAATACCGTCTCTCCCGGATTGCTGAATCTGTCTATGATGCGCTCCACAATATCCAACTGCAACGGACATACGTGCATCTGTAATCTTCTGCGGCTCTGTGTTGTATTTAATGTCCGCATTCGGTTGATATCATCCCATACTTCCATCTGATTCCAGGAACCCGGTGCAACTACCATGAATGATGCTGGAAGCTTTCCGTTTTTATCCAGCTCTTCCGCAAGCTTTACGTGTTCTTCATAACTGTATACAGATTCTCTTGAGTATTTTCTATACACTGCTTGCAGGTTGTCTACGGAAATGTCTTTCAGTTCTTCTTTGCTGATCAGGCGGTCGCCTGATGACCTCCAGTAGCCATGTGCATCTATCTGCCAGCGTGCTCTTGTGTACTCTTCCTTACTCTTTTTCACCGGAGTATCTGCATAAGCCGTTGAATGATCTGTTGGGAGTTTTCGGAATAATAAAATGTATTCTGGACAACCCACTCCCATCTTGGAACCGTCTTTACATTGTTCCGTCCACCCTAGGCGATAAGTCTGATTATTTTCTCTCACAACATCTGTAATGACTGTAATCATTCCGAAATACTGAAAGCCATGTTTTATATAGTGTTCGATGCATAATGCGTGAAATGGTTCAATAGTTGGCATTCCTGTACCTGTAGCATTCCCAAATAGCACTCTGTCTTTTACGTGGACTGCTGCCACCCGTCCCGGCTTTAGTATTCTCAGAAGCTCCGGCGTCAAGAAGTCCATCTGCTCAAAGAATTTTTCTGTATTTTTGTTATGTCCAAAATCATTATAATTTGCGCTGTACTCATAATGATTTCCGAATGGAATGGAGGTATGAATCAGATCAATACTGTTTGTTTCCATTCTTCTTGTCTCTTCCACACAGTCATCATGAACTGCTGTGTAATTTTTACCTTCAACTCTCACCGTTTCTACACCCATTTTCCTTTCCAGACGCTTCTCAATATTTGCAGAGGATAATCCGTATTTTTTTACAATTTCAATCATCTTTTCTACCATGTGGTCATGATTTTTCCACTTTTCCATGAGCGCGTCCTTAATTTCTCTTTCGTTTTCCATGTATATGATGTCTATCTGCACCGGTTCTTTTTGTAGAAATCTATAACATCTGTGAATTGCCTGGATAAAATCATTGAACTCATAATCTATCCCTAAGAATATCTCTCTGTGACAATATCTCTGGAAGTTGCAGCCAGAACCGGAAATAGATTTCTTTGTCGCAAAAAGTCTTGTTTTTCCCTGTGAAAAATTTATAACTCTATTCTCGCGTGTTTCATAGTCCATAGATCCGTAGATATCTACCACTTCCGGAAGTGCCTTTTTTATTGCGTGTCGTTCTGACTCTAGGTCGTGCCATAGCACAAAGTGGTCTTCCGGTGAGTCTTCAACTATCTTTTTCATGGTTTGAACCCTTTGCTCGATGCTTTCTCTTTTTACCTGTGCTGCTTCTTTTAATCCTGCTGCCGCTTCATTGAATAATGCTATCTGACCGTCTTTTTCAACAGCATCTCCGTACTCAATCGGTAATTCATGCCAGTTCACTTTTAGATCTGGGAGATTATATCCCTCGTCAGAATATTCCGGATTGAGATCTGACGGTTTTGTGATGAATAACGCCCAGGAACTCACCCATAACCAAAATTCATCTTCCATGTTTGGATATAATTTTAGGTTGTTCGCTTTTGTGCTGTCTCTTTGAAAAAATCTTGTGAGAGCCTGTCCGGTGTCCATCACTTCCAAATAGCCGGCGTAGTGTATTAACTCCTTGTATCTATTCGGCGATGGCGTGGCTGTTGCAACCAACTTATATTTCACATTCTTGAATTTGTCCAAAAACGTCTGATATGTCTTACTACCAAATGATCGGAGTACACTTGCCTCGTCCAATGATGTTGCTGCAAAATATGATGGATCTATATCTCCATCTCGGACTCTTTCATAATTTGTCAGAAGAATCTGTTCTTTTGCTTCTTTTACTTCCTGCATGGTCGTACATATTTCGGTCTTTCATAGCCAAGAATATTTACTGCATCTTGTGTAAACTCTTGCTTTACTCCCAATGGCAGCACAATCAAAGCTTTTCCACCTTCATGTACTGCTGCCAGGTGGCAGAATTCTATTTCCTGCACAGTCTTTCCAAGTCCAAATGATTCAAACAGTGCGCGCCTGCCACCTTTAAGCGCCCATGCTACTGCATCTGCCTGGTGTGGTTTTAATGCATGATTAATTCTTGCTTTATCTACTTCAAACCCACTATCTACAGCAAGTTCAATTTTTTTCTTCAAAAATTCTATGTAATCCATCTTTAAAAGGAGCCGATATATACCTTTGCCCGGCCGGAGCTCCGTCTCCTTTCACTATGTTAAAAATCAAATACCACTTCCGGTGCTGGTATAAAATCAACACCGCATTCTTCTTTTCTATCCAGTTCTATCCTTCGAACTGCCTTATTGATCGCCCAGGCATTGTCCTTGCAGTACACATACCCATCCGGCGCATATAAACTTTTTACCTTTCCACTGATCCTATCTAATATCGTCTGGTATGACATATGATTCTTCCTACCTGCTTCCCTGACTGATCTGTAAAATTCAACAATTTCTCCCTCTGGACTGATCTTCACAACCGACATCTCACACCCATTGCTCCTTCCAGTCAATCTGCCAAGTTCACTCCTGGTAGTGATACCAATATTGTTTAGTGCATCGTCTGTGATGATACCATTCTTGTGATATGCTGCCTTTCCCGGTGGCAACGCCCCGATGAATGTAATCTGCATCAGCTTCATGACTACCTGTTCCTTGCCATTCAGTTTTACAATCCTGCGCCCATTGGAACTCTTGATGTATGGATGTAAGTCCTTGTATCCACGTTTCAACGCTCTGCGGATATTGCCGAAATAATTGATCTGATACTTTCCGCCATATCCTGGAATGTCATACCATTCATTAAGGCTGATCTGCTTAATTCTCATGAGTTGCACCTCCCAGCATCGCAAGTTCCAGCGCGTCCATGTTGTAATCGCGACCGGTAAAATTATTAAATTTTGTTCCTTGCGCGGGTTTCGCGGTCAATTCCAGCCGATTCCCTCTCGCCCAGTTTCTCACTGCGGCACGCCAGTCTTTCATTTTGTTTTTTCCGACCATCCAGTCCTTAGACCGATAAAAGTCAACAAATCGCTCACAATCAATGCGATATTCCTTTTCCCTGCAGTAATTTTCAACTTCTGTTACTGTGGGTGGTTTAAAGCGGGACGCTTTTTCTTTAGACACGTTAGTGTCTTTCTTTTTAATATCATTATCATTTACATTTACATATACATTAGGTTGTGGGTTGGTTACATCTTGGTTATTGTTTGGTTTTTTCTTGGTTACATCTTGGTTATTGCTTGGTTCCTGTTTGGTTATTGGTCTACCACCTTTTTTCCCGTTCTCGTAACGCTTATTATTCGCATCAATCTGAGGTTTCACCAAGCAAAATACTGTATACTCAATCCCTCCTGTAGCTGGTTCAGTACCGTCTAATGCGTAACCTATGATGGCTTGCATAACCTTCTTATACTCTTCGGGCGGAAGTCCTGCGATAGCATCTGCAAATGATCGGTAAAATACAAAGCTGTCTCTCATTACTTTTCACCTCTTCTAATTATCATGCAATGCCTTTCCATACATTTTCATCCAATCATCTAGCGGCATTGTAACAAGCCACTCTTTTCTATTTCTTCGATGCATAACAACTGGATTTTCGCCATCTCTAGCATCATTCTTCGATTGCTCGATAGCATCATAGATATTAAGCCTTTCCACCCTCTTACATTCGATGTGGACTCCTGGAAGTCCTACTACATCAGCATCTCCGTTTGATCCGCAATATTGTTGCCCCCTCCGGCTGTCATACCCATACTCTCTTAATATTGTGGCAAGCTCGCGCTCACCATTCTTTCCCTTATTGTTAGAATTCATTTTGATACCTCTGAGCATCTGCTCCAACTATCGTAAGTCTGCTTCATGCATAATCGTTTAAGCTGTATCGCTCTCGCCCTATGTAAGTCTTTAGCTATATATTCGTGAAACGCTGCTTTATCTACCGGATCACTCGGTATCGGTCGAAATACACCTTTCCCGACATTGATAATGCAATCACCGTTACAATTCGCTTTTTCTACCATATTACGAAAAATTCTATCGACACTCGGATCCGCTGGACGCTGTATTGCATTTCTGTGTCCGTCGCATATCCGATGAAAATAATCTTCTGCTTTTTCTCTCGACGTCATATTTTCTCCTTTCTGCCGGAGTGCGGCATCTCCGGCATCGTGACACAATATTTGCAAAACCGAACATTTTATCTTCAGTTACGTTTGCCGCATGAATCTATGTGAATGAGTTACAATCTGTTCTTTCCAAAAATCCGAATGAACTCTTCTCTGGTCCCGTAATGCTCCTCGAAATATTGCTGAGCCATCTGCTTAAGCTTAAGATCCAACCCTTGATTGGGATTCCCGTGAACACTGTCTGCTTCGTTCTCGTGCAAATAGCATGCTATGGGAATTACGAAACCATATTCTTCGGATTTCGACCTGTATGGTCCATAGAAAATGTGGTGTCTATGGCAATATGGCGTTCCGGTAAAGTAACAATGCTCCATGTCATTTGTGAACACACTCCATAATCGTTTAGACATCTACACCATACCTCTCTTTCAAGAGTCTCTTTTCTTCCGGCGTTGCAATTTCTCTATCCGGAATTCCTGCTTCCTTACACATGGTAATCATTCCGTCTATCAGCCTTGCCATTTCCTCTGTGTTGTACGTATGGCTACCGCGAAGTAATCTGTACGTTCGATACATCACATTGTCATTGCCCTCCCGCACTTGCGATGTAGGCTGTAAATGATAATTCACGGCATATCTAACTTGATTTTCTGCATCTTCTGTATCAGGAATCGTTGTAAACACTGACTTTCCATCAATGATCCAAGGTTGTCCATATCTGATTAGCGCTATGTTATGCACCTCTGGATTTGCCATATCAAGGACCTTTCCCAACTTCGATACGAGCACCCAGTAATATGCATTCGCATCCAAGCTTCTCTTCTTTCGATATTTCTTTATCCGAATGGTCAATTTTTCGCAACCCTTTAGATCTTGGAATGCTTCTCTTGCGTCTTCATTCAGTTCAAAGGACGCTGTCTGTTTGCCAGTAGCATAATTCATGGACAACCCTTGAAATATTCCTGTGAAATCCATTACTGTTCACCCATTTTATTCATGAGAATCATAAAATGCTTTACTGTAAGTTCTCTTAAATCCTTCACTTTAAAAAAGTTGCATACATTTTCAACAGTCTGATTGTGATTTGGAATGCATTTCATTAATGTGTTATACTGTGCGTCCGAAATCAAACTCATTCCCTCTTGTTGTTTAATAGCATTCAAAACCTCATCTGCACTGGCAACACTTGTATCAATTCCAATTCCGCACATTCCAAGCGCTCTTCCTACAGCTGATGTCTCGCAATTTTCAATGTAAGAAGTCTTGTTTATGAATGAGGAATCCTCTTTTTCATAGGCATGTCCCACTCCTAGCACTGAACCAAAATCATCTTTCACAACTGCAGACATCACACAGATGCCTTTCTCTAAGCTTTCAATATTTGTCTCGATACTTCCGTTCGGATATAACATTCGAAATACACGAATTCTTTGATTTACTTCCGCATATTCTTTTCCTTTAACTTCTATTTTTGTGATTGTTTGATTTGCAATCATTAACGATTCATATGTCATCTATACCGCCTCCTTCAACACAAGTTGCCCGTCTGGCTGTCTGATCAGAAGCGATCTGATAAGCTCTTCTCTCTTTTTCTTCTTGTCCTGGCAATCACATTTCTCTTCCGGATCCAAATTACAACCACAGAACGGACATTCCTTGTAATACATTAATACTCACCTATCTCTTTCACATAAGTCTCACACCCGCGTTCTTCGCGGATCTGCATTGCGAGATCGTTTACTCTGTTTTTTTCTGCGCGTGTAACAAAACGATATGTTCCATATTTGTATTCTTCCGCTCCGAACACCATCCATATTTCTGCCATTACACAACCCTCCTGTAATTAGCATTGAGACAATCCTCGCATAAACGTTCTCCATCTATCGTATAGATATAATCTCCTTCATACACCTCACACCCACAGCAATCACAATATGTTGCAGGTCCCTGTTCCGGAGGCGATGTTTTCCATTCGTCATATCCTGGTATATGTTCCATTTGACTAATTTCCTCCTGTTTTGTATAATATAATTGACTAATTTCCAGAGTGCTTCTCGCCTTGCCGGGCTTATGAGAGCACTCTTTTTTATTTTGCCAGTTCGAACAACTGCTTGATCTGCCCGACTGTCAGTACGGTATCCGATTGCAGTCCGCACAACGTATCAACGACCTGGCATCTTCTGGAAATCAAGCTCAGACTTTTCAAGTCAGCTTTCTCCTCAAAGCTCTTAAGAAAATACCCGAACTCTTCCTCGTTCATCACTGTCGCGATCTCGTTCATATCCTCACCACCTTCCTATACATATCCGTAAGCCCGTCTCCATTCCTGGTACTCGTCCTCCAGGTCAGCTGCCTCAATAACCTCATGGAGCATCTTGAACTTTTCATACTCGATTTGATGTCCAATCTGGTCAAATGGAATGGCTTCACACACCTTGCACTGCTCCGCACTATGCCGGAATAAGATTTCTTTTAAGCTTGCTGTATCATCCATGTGATCACCTCCTGCATTTTCAGGATCTTGATGGAGATTATCACGAACATCATCATTGTCGCGATGTCTCCCAGGATTACCAGCACGAATAACGTGTCCACAATCCTCTTCATTGTCCACTTTCTTTTCTTCATGTCTAATATCCCATGACCAGCCAATGAAAAAACATAGCCATCGGCAGTCCGTTCATCATCAGTCCTACCACTATCCAATCCCTAACTCTCATGGGCTTGTCCTCCTTTCAATCTTCTATCCACCTCTTCCGGTGGTATTTTCAG